CTCGCCGCCTTTCTTGTTCAGCTTGAATACGCCCATCAGCCTTGCCCACGTGTGCACAGCACTTCGATGCCGCCGACGCTGCTACCGGGCCGCAGTGGATGCCAATCATTAACGATGATGCGGAACCGGTTGCCGCGGACAGTGAGTTCGTCGGCGTTGACGATGTCGACGCCGGGCGTGAAGTAGACGACGCAGTCGATGTTTTCGCCGTCCCGGCCGCGGGCCAGCCGTTCCGTTCCGGCCCCGGGCGCTACCGCGATCGCGGTCATCGTGACCTGCGTTGCTGGAACCAGTTGGCCGTTTTCGTCGCGGCCGCCGCCACGGTGCCGAATCACCTGCTCGCCCATCACAAACCCGGCGAACGCATCGACACTGCCGCCGACCGATTAGAACGCAGCAAGTCGACGATATCCGAGAGTTCCCGCTCGTACAGGTACAGGTTTCCCTCAGGGTTGCGGTACGTGACACTGAATGGGCCGACAGTCTCAGACGCCACACCCGGATCAGCGCCAGTAGCGGACACCATCAATGCCCTGATAACCAGCGTGACCACAAGAAGTTTCGCCGCCGTGACAGCCTGCGCATCGCCACTAGAAATTGCGGCGTCGAGACCTGGCACCCACACGCCGAGCCAAAAGGATGCATCCTCCAGCAAGGTTTCCGCGCGATCTTCCTCCTCCGAGGTGAGGTCGCGCGGGAACCGTGCCTCGAGGTCCGCGAACTCGGCGTATGGGGTTGCCATCTACTCGGACTTGCTGGGCCGACCGCGGCGCGGCTTGTCGGATTCCTTCGCGTCGTCCTCGGTGGTCGACTCGGCGACCGTTTCGGGGCTGATGACGCTGACGCCGACCCGCTCATATTCGACCGGTTTACCGTCACCGTTCTCGACGTTCACCGCATCGAACTCCTCCAGGAAGTCGTCATGTACGTCGACTTCCTGGCCCTGGAACCCGTAGGTGGGTACGCCACGCTTGTCGACGTAGGAACCCACACCGGTCTTGATCACTCGCTTGGTCATGGGATCGTCACCTTCGCGATTCCGTAGGGATTCGTGATGATGAACACCGGGCGCACATCGGACTGCACCCAGGTCCGCTGGGTGCCCTGCTCACGCCACGTTTCGGTGGACAGTGGCTTCTCCAAACGCATCTCGCCGACCTGACCGGACTCGATCACATACGCGGTGCCCACAGTCACGCGGTTCGAGGTGACGAACCGGATTCCGTGGTTCGCTCGCACCGCCGCGGCCTGCTCGCCGTACACGATGTCGAAATCGCTGGCGTCCGCAGGGTTCAGAATCCAGGTGTCGAACACGACACCCAGCTCTTTCTGGTCCGCCAACAGTTGGACTTTCGCGAAGTCCGCCGCGGGCCAGCCTGTTGCGTTGGTTTGCGAGCTGCCACCTGTGACGACGGTGCCCCAGTTGTTCGCGGTAGCGGTTTGCGCCGACCCGCCGAGGGCGGTGATCTGCGCGTCCAGTTCATTCACCGCGTTGGTGTGGATGCGTCGGCTGATGGTGTTCGCGAGACGCTTGACGCCCTGCTGCAGCATCATCGGGTCGTTGCGGTCCCTGGCTTCGTCGGTGACGAAGAACTTGCCACCGAACTTCTCCACCGGCTTGACGAGCGGCACGGGCCGGTCGAACGTCACCAGGGGGAACTCGGCGCCAGGCTCGACGTTCATCACGTCGCGGTTGGCTGACACGAACAGCTCGTTCTGCGTCAGCTGGGTGTACAGGATTGATCCGCCGGACACCCCACCGCCGGGGGTGAACACCTGATCTGCCCAATACCCTCGCAGGCTCAGGTCGGACAGGTACCGGCTGATGCGGGTCGGCTCGTTCAGCATCACATCGACTGAGATGTTTGATCCGCTGACTGTGGGAAGTGCTAGCGGATACTCAAATGTTGGCATCTTATTTCACTTCCTTTTCAGTACAGTTCGATCCACGTGTCAGCGTCGGTTGAGCCCGCAGAAAGAGCTCTCCCGACCTTGACTCCCGCAGAGAATGTGGTGACCTTGCCGCCGGTCCCGACTTCCACCTCGACGCCGGCCGTGATGGCGCCCAGAGCGGTGACGGGGACGATTGAGCCCTTGCCGCGGATGACCGCGACCCGAGAGCCGCTGGCCGCGTCATACGCGGACACGCCGGCGATCTTCCCTGCTGCGGTTGCGTGCGCCACCGTAGGCAGAGTCGATGGGGTTGTTAGAGAGAAGTAGCCGGTCCAGTCCACGAACCGTTTCCCGGTCACCGCCGCGGAGGCGGTAGCCGAAATGTCCGTGCCCGGCCGGAAGAGTGGAATGCACTCATTGGCCATGTATGCTCCTAGATTCTTTGTCACGCAGATGGGGCGGGGCCCACTGCGCGGGATAGCTGTCATCCGCCGGTTTCGGCGCTTCTGGTGAGGCTCCGGGCCTCAACCCTTCGACCGGCCGGTTAGACGGCGGCGGGGGTGTCTTCTCGCTGGTGGCGAACAGCGGGCCGATTTCGGCCGCGATCGCCGCCATTTCTTCTCGGCTACCGGAGCCGATCAGGTGCAACTTGTTGGCAGGAATGCGATGTTCGTCGCCCAACTCCCGCCGATAGATCGCGAGATCCTTTTCTGCTTCCCGCTTCTCAGCGGCTTCCGCGCGTTCGATGGCACGTTGGATCTCCGTTTTGTTCGCCTCTTCAGCCTCCTGGGCTTTCTTGGCGAGCGGTTCAACTTCCCGCAGCTTCTCCCGATAGGTGGCTGCATCCTTGCGGGCCTTCTCGATTGCTTTCGCCGCCGTCTCCGGGGTCCACTCCGGTTCAGGCTTCGGTTCCGTCCGGGCGGCCACATCGGCCGGCGTCGGGGAGCTTTCAATCGGTTTAGGTTCGCTGGTCACGTCAGTATCAGGCATTTATTCTCCGGGAGTTGCCGAGGCCACCGGGACCTCGGGCATGGAACCGGCCGCCACCGGGGCGCCGGGTACAGCTACCGCCATAGGCGGTTCAGGCTGTTCCGCTTTTTGCTCTTCTCTGAGAGCTAGCACGCGGTCAACCCAAGCTTTCGTCTTGTTCGGGACATCTTCGATCAAAACTTCTGTCGGCACATCCAACATTTGCGCCATCTTGCCCAAAGCGTCCACCGTTTCCGCCAGCGTGCGGGCGGTCAGATCGGACCACTTCACCTCCGAGTCGTAATCCTCGGCAGCCTTCTTGTCGCCGACCACGTATGCGCAGGTCCGCAACATCTGCTCGAACGATTCCCCGAGCGCCGTCTGAATCTCAGCCGATTTGCGTTTCTTCGCCGTCTCCAACCCCGCCAATGTGGCCTCAGAAATGTTGGCGATAGCGTCAATGCCCAAGTTTTGCGCTGGTATCTGCCCGATCGCCGACATGTCCCGCACCGCGGACTGCTTCGACGCGATGTAGCCTTCCGAGTCGCCCGCCTCGAACTCGCCGACCTTAATGGTGTCCTTGCTGAAGTACCACACATCCCCCGCGACCGCCGCCAAAGCCTCCGTGTCGTCCCGGGGTCGCCAACCGGCCACCCAACGCTGCCGGAACGCCGTGAAATACTGCGACACCTGCATCTGATAGGTGGTCTCGTCAATGCGGGACTGGATCGTCAGCAATGGTTCGATGATGCCGAACTGTTCCTCACCGTCTAACAGCCAGCGGTCACGGAACCGGACCACCGGGCACACCCCGACCTCGTGTGGGCGGGCCTCCAAGTATTTGAAGTTCTCGGCAGCCCCGTAACTCAGGTCAGTCCATCCCAAACCTGACTGGGGAACATTCTCCACCCCGACGAAATGCACCGACTCTTCGTCGTAGAACCGGATCGCCTGACCCTTCATCTCGAGCGCATGGATCGGCCAATCATCATCAACCGGGGTGACGCCCGGAGTCCACTCGATGGGCTCCCCGTACATGCAGGTCATCTGCCGCGGCGACAGCGCCCGCAGAAACACACCCTCAGGCCTGTCGGTGGGATGCAGCGACGGCAACACCACCGTGTACGCGGCGCCGTACGCCAACACAGCCCGAATGATCCCGGTCTGGCGGGCGTCGTACTTGTTCCGCTGCCACCACTCCCAAGGGCCGGCGGTCTCTTTCGTGTCCGACGCCAAGTAGTTGTCGACCTTCATCGACTGCGCGTAGGTGTCGATGACGAGCGGCAGAAAATTGGTTTGGCTGCGCCATTTCATCCCGTACATGGGTTCCTCGCGGCGCCCCGTCAGCTGGGCTTGCGACTGCTGCAGAGTCCACGGTTTCAGCGCCGCCGCGATCACATCCAACCGGCGGGCCTCTTCGGTGCGCGGGCCTTGCAGGATATAGCGAACCGTTTCAATCACATTGTCCCGGTTCACACATCACCGCCTTTTCGCGAAATAGGCCTCGGAGGGCTCCTCGAACTCAACCGATGCGACGGCACGCGACAGGCCCATGATCAGCGCCACAACGCCATCAATCTTGTCTCGCGCGTTCGCCTTGTCCGGTTTCACGTTCCCCGCCGGGTCCATTACAACCGCGAAGTTGTCGACCATCCACCGCAGCAGCGGGTTCCCGCCATGCCGCACCATCGGCTTCACAGGTACACCCCGGCTGTCCGCTTTCGCGCCCACCAAAAGGAGTCGCTGCAAATCCTTCGTCCCGGCCGACATTCCCACGAACCCTTGCCCCATCGTCACCATCGGCGCCCCCTCGGACGTCAAGTCGTTGACCAACTGGGTGGCGTTCCACCGGTCATACGCCAGCTCGTTGACGATGAACTCGTCACGGTCACAGTTGATTTGCGCCTGAATGAAGTCATAGTCTGTGACGTTCCCGGGCGTGGTGGACAACCATCCCGCCTTCACCCAACCGGACGCCGCCCCAGCAGTCCTGCTGTCCAGGTTTCCGAGCGCATCCTCCGGTGTCCAGCACCGCAACAACACATCGAACGCGCCGTCCGTGTCGGGGAACACCCAGCACAGGGCCGTCAAGTCGGACGTAGAGCCGAGGTCGAGGCCGCCGTAACACTCACGGCCCTTCAACCTGATCGGATCGACCATGGAAGCGTTCGCATCCCACGCCTCAAGACTCAGATAGACAGTTTCCTGCTTCGTTCGGATCCCTAAATGCAGCCGCAGGAACGACGCCAACTCGGCGGGCGAATCTTTCGCTTTCAACGCCGCCGACGCCATGAACCGTTTCGTCGGCGAAATCCCATAGCCGGGGTTCGCTTTCCGCCACGTCGCCTCAACGAAAGGGTCATCGCCGGCGACCAGCTGACCGTCCTTGTACTCAGGTTTCTCGGCCGCGAACACCACGCCGTAGGTGGTCGGGTCTTTCAGCACACCGCGCGCCAACTTCTCGATCCGCTGCCGCTTATTGTCATACGGGGTGTGCCGTTTACCCTGATCCGCCGTCGTGATGAACAAGATCAGTGGTTGAATCCGGGAGCCTGTCCCTGTTTCGAGGGCTTCGATCAGCTCGTTCGTCTTATGTAAATGCAGCTCATCAACAATCCCGCCGTGCAGATCGGCGCCGTGCTGCGCATCACCCACATTCGCAACTGGCTTGAACACACTGCCGGACGCCTTGTGTATGATCTTCGACTGCCACGCCTCAAAATGCTTCGCCAGTGGCGGCGACTGACGCACGATCTGTTTCATCGGATCAAACGCGAACCCCGCCTGATCCTTATTCGTCGCCGCGCACACCACTTGCGCGCCAGGCTCACCGTCACCGCCGGTCAAATAGATCGCGGTACCGGCCGCAGTCGTTGTTTTCCCGTTCTTCCTCGGCAGATCAATGTAAACCGTGGTGATGATCCGCGCATACCCACCCGTGTCCGCTGACTTCGCAACCCACCCGAACACCGGGGCAATGTAGTAGGCCACCTGCCACGGATCAGGCTCAAAAGGTTGTCCCGCAAACCTGCCCTTCGTGTGACGCAAACGCCGCTGAGACGCGATATAGCGGTCCACGCGCTCCGGGTCGAACTGGGCGCCCCGAACCTTCGACGGTTCCGGCGTCTTGATCAACGGGACACACGTCGGAACCTTGAAACCTCGGTCAGCCATATACCAGCCCACTTCGGGCGATATCTTCAGCGCCTCAAGGTCGGCGCCCGCCCACTTACTCCGAGGAGGCGTACGGGTCGGACTCTTCGACACCCGGACCATCATCCGGCGCCTTCGAAATCTTCCGCTCCCCCGCAGGACTCAAACCAAACTCGGACGCATACTGCCGCAACGACCCCAACGCCGTCTCCATCACACCCACAGCCGGATTCTTCGTCACCCACTCCGACGTCGAACCATCCTTACGAGTCGAATGATTCACCACCGTATAGCCGTTCTCACGAACCAACGCCAACGCCTCCACATACGTCGACCACGTCTCGCAATACGCCGTCAGCAGCGCCCGATCCGACTCCTTCAGGAGGTCCAACGCCTCCAAACCAGGCACCACACGATCCCACTCCGCACGCGCCTCACCACTCAACCAAGACGGCGGCT